GAGGATTTCAATGAGACAATCAAGAGTCGTCATCGTGATGAAATGAGTTACATGAATTTTAGTGAAGGCGAAAAGATGAGAATAGATCTGGCACTTTTACTGGCATGGCGCGAGATTGCCAGAGCAAAAAATAGTGTGAATTGTAATCTTTTAATTTTAGACGAAGTTTTTGATTCTTCTCTTGACAGTCTTGGAATGGAAGAACTGATGAAACTTCTAAACGCAGTCAGCGATAAGTCAAATATTTATGTAATCAGTCACAAATCAGATCAGTTAGTAGATAAGTTCCAAACTACTATATCTTTTGAGAAGAAGAATAACTTTAGTAGAATGCTATGAGTGACGAATTAAATCCACCACCAGTAATAATGGAACATGATGGATTCTTGGTAGTCCGTGATGACCTAATTGACGGTGGATCTAAGACCAGATTTATACAACCTCTAGTTAAAGATTTTGTTGGAGATGAATTTGTTTATGGTTCCTCTCCTGCAACTGGGTATGCTCAGATATCTTTGGCAAGAGTATGTAAGCATTTCAATAAGAAGTGCATTCTATTCATGGCGAAAAGAAAGATGGAGAATCTTCATCCTTACCAGTTGAAAGCAATATCATACGGTGCTACAATGAACTGGGTAGAGAACGGTATGTTATCTGTAACTCAGAAAAGAGCACGAGATTATGTCAACGCAGATCCTTTTACTCGTAAATTGTTTCCTATTGGGTTTGATTGTCCAGAGGTATTGGACTCCATACGGGATTTGGCTCGACAACTTCCTGTTCAACCGAAAGAGGTCTGGACGGTAGGTTCAAGTGGAACCCTTACAAGAGGTCTTCAGGCCGCATGGCCTGATGCTGAGTTTAATTGTGTTTCTGTAGGTCATAAAATGGGGGCGAAGGAGTTGGGTCGGGCATCAATGTTCAAGTGTGCCATTCCTTTCTTTCAACCCGTCGCAGCGGGAGATGCGCCGCCCTTTCCTTCCGCCCCCACATATGACGCCAAAGCATGGGCATTCATGAAACAACACGCAAAACCGGGTGCTCTATTTTGGAATGTAGGCGCATGAAACCATTTTATGAACGAAATAGTTATGTTTTGAACGATCCAATCAATGTTCTTTATGAGGACATTGTTTCTATGACAGACTTAGAGTTTGAGCAGTGGGTTATTCAGATGCGTAAGGTAATTCTCAATGTCTGGGACACTCACGGTTGTCCTCCTCGTACTGGAAAGAACGAAGATGAAATTATTGACGAGTTCAATAAGATGGTAAGTTATCCTATTCATCTATTTGAATTTACGGATGAACTTACAAACACAAAAGATGTCATAATTAATAAGAGTAGAGTGGGTTCTGAAGCAGATCAGTTCTTCTCAAACATGTATAAGACACGAATTAATTATAGTGAGAATGATACTGGATATTCCATCTATGATTTGTTTGCAGACGACAAGTATCTTCCTAGAATGATAAAGGGTGCTCGACGCCACATTCGTAGGGATTCTTTCTATAACTTTGCTCTTTCTGCTATTAAGAACGACGCAAAATACTCAGTAATATCTGTTCCTAGTGGAGATGAGTGGATGCAGGCATACTTTACCAATCCAGAGATCTTTAACGGATATGATTTCATTCTGGAAAAGAATAAGAAGAAGAGCGGATTGAATACTGGATACTTTCAACTTGAGCAGTCCAAGATACTATCACTTGATAAAGATTTGATTAATAAATGGAAATCTAAACTTTCGTATCGCCATTATTCCACATTTGAAATAAATAGCATCGAGAGTGACGATGTTTTCCATATTCGTGTCTATGAAAAGGGACAGAAGGTATTTCCTAAGTGTTTTCCTTCGTTTAGAATAGGGTATATTCAACCGGCGGTAAACTTCCCACCTCTAACTGCAAAGTTCCTTTATGAAAAATATACTTCTCACATTACAGGAAGCGGCCTACTTAATATTTACGATCCTTCTAGTGGGTGGGGTGGCCGTCTTCTTGGTTGTATGTCTATGTCTGATCGTGTTACTATACACTATATTGGAACTGATCCAAACAGCGAAAACTGGTTTAGCGAGAGTTCGTCAAAGTATCACAACCTAGCAAACTTTTACAACACAAAGACATATAGGGGTAACTCTTTCTTTAGCGATACTCATACCTTTGAGATGCATCAGTATGGATCGGAAGAAATAGGTAAGCATATAGATCGAAAGGTTGATCTCGTTTTTACTTCTCCTCCATATTTTAACAGAGAAGCATACTCCAATGACCCAACCCAGTCATATAAGAAGTTTTCTAGTTATGAATCTTGGAGAGATGGATTCTTACGACCGACATTAGAAACTTGTGTTAGGTGGTTGAAGAATGACCGTTATCTTCTTTGGAATATTGCTGATATTCAAGTGGCAGGAAAATACCTACCACTAGAAAAAGATTCAAGAGATATTCTTGAGAGTCTTGGAATGAAATATATTGAAACAATGAAAATGGCAATGGAAGGTATGCCTGGACAAAATAGATTAGACAAAGATGGCAAACCAAAGTGTAAAAACTTTTGCAAAGTTCAGGGTACATACTTGAAATACGAACCAGTTTTTGTATTCTATAAGACTAATGGCGAAGAGAAAAACATTTGAAGAACCGACTCCTGCTCCATCGATAGACGAAAAGCAGTATGAGTCAGAAGTATATAATGCCTATAACACTTATAGGGGTATTAGTACACCCAAAGATCACAAGAAGTGGGTGATTGAGTATGTTTCAAAGGAAAAGAAAGATCCAAACATTTACTCTCATGGTAAGACCAAAGACTATAGTCCATATGGCATCTGGGCAAGAATGCTCAGTCGAAACATTTCTATTCCTTTGACTGAAAGAAAAGTATTTGATGAGTTTCTTACACGATTAGAAGGTAAGTACAACGAATATAAGAAGACAAAGCAAAAGTCAATTGAGGAGCGAACTAAGAGGTTTGCCGATACTCTATGTAAGCATCTGGTAGATATCAATATTTTTGTTGATGAATGTTCTACTCTTATTCAAAGAAAGAAAAAGAAGGACATTGACATAAAGAAGTCTTGTCAGCGATTTGAAATTACTCCTCCTTACTATTCTGAAGTTATTTACTTTGTTCAAGAGAAATTGAATGAACTGTATATGGCAAGGGATAGAAAAGACGAACAATTGATAGAGGGATATTCTTATTTTACTAAGTCTCAACTTTTATCTTATATTGAAGTACAGGAAGAATTGATCAATTTTTATCAATCTAAGATTGTTGAAAAGAGACAGAACCGTAAACCTAGAAAGAAGAAGGTTAAAACGGCACAACAGATCGCAAATAAGGTAAAGTATCAGGAAAAGTTAAATTCTATTGTTTCTTTGAAACCAGAACAAGTGGTTGGATGTTCTTCTGTATTGGTTCTAAATACCAAAACAAAGGCACTTATCATTTACCGAGCAAAAGCAAACGAAACTTTGTCTTTCAAGGGAACAACTCTTCTAAATACTGATGAGGTAAAGTCTGTAGGTAAAAAGATCAGAGGATTTGAAAAGTTCATGTCCAAGAATAATCTTCAATCTATAAACTTTAAATATGGAGAAAATCTTTTCTCTTCTCTTAATACCAAAGAGTTTGTTCCAAAGGCTAGAATTAATGAAAATTGCTTGTTTTTGAGCATACACAAATGAGCGAAACCGACAAACTAAAATTCGCAGGTGAGTATAGAAAACACGATCCAGACGGTCGCCTAATAGAATATAAAAAAGGTGATACTGTTACCTTTAAAGGTATTAACTATACTGCAACCAGATCTATAATTGGCAATTCTCCTATTTCAAAAAATAGTGGATGGGAAAAATTAACATCCACTTCTACATTCTATTGTCAATCTACAGAACCAGAAATATCTTTTGAGGGTGACCGATGGTTTAATACAGACCTAGGAATTCTTTACACAAGAGTTTGTGATATTGATGGACTTCAGTGGGTTGCTACTTGACTTCTTAATTTATTAGTGATATACTATTTACATGATTTTGCTAGATAATAACCAGATCGTTCTTGCCAGTATTTTTGTTGGTCTAAAGAATGATCCAAATGTTTCCGAAGATCTAATTCGACATCAAGTCCTAAATTCTTACCGTATGATTCGCCGCCTCTTCAGTGAAGAGTATGGTGAACTTGTTATTTGTCAAGATTCTTCAAATTCTTGGAGAAAGAAGTTCTTTTCAAATTACAAGGCAAACCGATCAAAGAGTCATGCCGAATCCGACTATAATTGGGATGAGATTTATAGAATTTTGAATATCGTCCGTGATGAAGTCCGAGACAATTTTCCATACAAGAATATGCGGGTAGAGAACTGCGAAGCAGATGATATCATTGCCATTCTTGTGAAGAACTACACTCACTCCGAAAAGATTGTCATTGTATCAAATGATAAGGATTTTCAACAACTACAAATTTATCCTGGCGTAAAGCAATATAGCACAATGCGTAAGGAATTTCTAGAGTGTAATTATCCGCGTTCGTTCCTTGCTGAACATATTATGCGTGGAGATTCGGGCGATGGTATTCCAAACATTCTTTCAGATGATGATGTTTTTATCAATGATGAAAAGAGACAGAATCGACTCACTTCAAAAAGAATGGAAGATATGATACGGGTTGCTCCTAAATTCACAGAAGATAAACTTCTACGAAATTGGGAACGAAATAGCACACTTATTGATTTCGTGAATATTCCGGCAGAAATCGAGACTCGTATTTTGGATGAATATGCTAAACCTACCGTTGTATCAGATAGGTCAAAGGTTCTCCCCTATATGATCAATAACAAGTTAAAGAACCTTATTTCGGTTATTGAGGAGTTCTAATGTGAAAAGAGAACACGGCAGAGATAGAGATGAACGACCACTCCGACGTAAGGATCGTGGTTCAATTGATAAGGAAAATACTTCCCGCAAGAGAAATGTAAAAAAGGATTTGCAGGAGTATGTTGACAACATAAATGCTGGCGAGTATGATGACGAGCTAGATGATGAATTTGAGGATGAATAAATGACAACTACAACAAACAAGATTAATCTTTCTAAGGAAACGCTTTCTATTTTAAAGAACTTTGCAAGCCTGAACTCAAACATTCTTGTAAAGCCAGGTAATGTGCTTCGCACAATTACCCCATCAAAGAATGGTATGGCACAGGCAAAGGTATCAGAGTTTTTTGATACTGAATTTGGTATTTGGGATTTGAACAAGTTCCTTGGTGTGATTAGTTTGTTCAACAATCCAAATTTTGAATTCCATGATAAGTATGTTATTATCTCTGGTGGTGGATCGCAGAAGGTTAAGTATTACTACTCAGAACCAAAGTTGCTGACTACACCAACCAAGAATGTTAACATGCCAGACTCGGTGGTATCTGCAACCCTTTCTGGTGCTGACTTTACTCAAATTCAGAAGGCATCAGCAGTAATGCAACTTCCTGACCTATCTTTCGTAAATAAGAATGGATCAATTGTTGCAGTAGTTACCGATCTAAAGGATCCCACTTCAAACAATTATGAAGTTGAAGTCGGAGATTATGATGGAAATGCAAACTTCAAGTTTAACTTTCAAATTCAGAATATCAAGTTGCTTGCTGGTGATTATGATATCAACTTTGCAAAGAACACGGTTGCCGAGTTCAGCAATGTTAATACTGATCTAGTTTATTGGTTTGCAATGGAATCTGGTTCAACTTACACTGAATGATTATGCAACACAAGGAAAATGAGTTTCTGTGGGTGGAGAAGTATCGCCCACAGACAATTGAGGATTGTATTCTTCCCGGCGAATTGAAGAAAACCTTCATGGACATGGTGAAGAGGGGAGAACCGCAGAATCTACTTCTGTCTGGCACGGCGGGTATTGGTAAAACAACCGTTGCCCAGGCACTTTGTAGAGATATCGGCGTAGATTCGATGATTATCAACTGTTCAGAAAATGGTAACATCGACACCCTACGCACGGATATTCGGCAGTTTGCGAGTACTGTCTCTCTATCGGATGCCAAGAAAACGGTTATCCTAGATGAGTTTGACTATTCAAATGCACAAAGCATTCAACCTGCTCTCCGTGGCGCAATCGAAGAGTTTTCTAACAATTGCAGATTCATTATCACTTGTAACTACAAGAGTCGAATCATTGAACCGATTCACTCTCGTTGCACCTGTATTGAGTTCAAGATTCCACAAAAGGAAAAGCCTGCAATGGCATTGAAGATGCTCGGCAGGATCAATCATATTTTGGAGAATGAGGGAGTAAAAGTCAAGGACTCTGCCGTTTTAGCACAGCTAATTGCGAAGCACTTCCCAGATTTTAGACGAATTCTGAATGAACTCCAAAGATATTCAGTTTCCGGCACAATTGACGAGGGTATACTTGCCAATCTTGCAGAAGTCGATATGAAGGCACTTGTTACCTCTATGCGTACCAAGGACTTTGCAGGGGTACGGAAGTGGGTTGTAATGAACCTAGACAACTCTCAAACAGAGATCTTCAGGAGGGTGTATGACAGCATGTATGACTTCCTAACCGCTCCTAGCATCCCTGAAGCGGTTCTGGTGCTTGCAGAGTACCAATACAAGTCTTCCTTCGTAGCAGATCAGGAAATCAATCTAGTAGCGTGTATGACCGAACTAATGATGCGTTGTGAGTTTAAGTGATGCCATCTCTAGGTGACTTTCTTAATTCTATTAATTACAACAAGAAGGATCTTGTCAGAGAAGATCCCCTTGCGGAGAAGGATTATCTGCCGTTTGTGACGAATCGTTGTCTATCCTACTTCCCGGACACCGTATTCTATGCAAATCAGATGAATATGATGCCGCATCTTGAGAAAAAGATGCAATATGACTATTTACGGAATAAACTCTCTCGTAGAAGTCGGTTCAGTAAGTGGCATAAGCA